TGAAGTGAGCACAGAATTGTTTGTAGTTAGACACATAAATGTTGGAGGACTTCCCTGATGGCTACTAAAGGCGTAGTAATTGGGCACATCCCGTCCAACGAGGAATTCGGAGATCACAGTATTGGATACTACACGGTAAAGCTGGATGATGGTAGTTTTGTTACCGTGGAACATACTAGCCCATATTACAATAGAACAGGCGGGTTTCTAGCTTTGCCTAATAAAGGTGATAGGGTATTAATTGATAAATTGTCCGATACTGCGGATAAAGGAACTTGGTACTACTTAGCCACCATAGCCACTCCCGGAGCAGGAAGAATTTTAGAAAAAGGTGATGTAGAACCACAACCTCAATTATTAAATAGTATTATCGGCAAATTAGGTGTACCACAAAAAGTAATATTACAATCTCCAAAAGGTAATTCTTTAATTTTAAGCGATGATTACAACGAATCTGAATCCAATGTAGGTGTGTTCTTAAAAACAGGTGCCGGAAAATACTTTAAACTTTCCGATGACAAAAAACAAAATAGCATAGTTTTAAAAACTGAATTAGGCCCAGAGGAAGAAATCGCTTCAATAAGTTTACAAGGAAACCCTGTAGAAGGTAGCACTCGTCAATCTTTTAGTGTTACAATAATTGCAAATAATACCGTTGAACTTAGAAGTTTGAAGGGAGATATAGATTTAAACATAGTTGATGGAAAAGAGATAAATATCATAAATAAGTCATCTGGAGCTAATGGAGACCATTTAGTTCTTCCTAATGGTACAACAATTATTGACCCGACCCCCGGAAACATTAACATTCAATCGACTCGGGGGGATATTAATATTGTTGCAGGCCCAACCCTAGAAGAAGTTATTTTGGCTCAATCGGTTTATGCACAGCGGCGAGCGGAATGGCAAGTGGCATCTCAAGCTGCCATTGCCTTGGGGCAAGTCCCTCCCCCAGAACCACAGTTGCCTATATTTAATCCAATAATTAAACTAAAAGCCCAAGACCCGCTTACTGGGGGCATAGGAGCAGCCATAGATATAGAAAGTGATGGAGTTGTGAATATTAGAGGAAAACTGGGAGTAAATATAGATACATTGACACCAGTGCCTAATCCTGTTAATCAAGATGGAGATCCCCTCAATAATGTTCCTGATGTGGGGGTTTTAACTGGAAATGTTACTATCGCAGGAAGAAGAATAGATTTAAACTAATATGACAGTAGATCTCAATGTCTTAGGTCAAACTTTAAATGCCTCCAATGATAATGATTTACTTAGAGGCTTGGGGATGCAGTTTGGTGTCCCTGAGTGCTTGATGAACATCGCCATTGCTGGGGGGGCTGCTCTTTTTCCAAGCCAAGTCTTAGGTCAAATGGCGAGCAAGATTCAGGCGGGGAGAAATAAAGCTAACGATAAAATATCTCAAATAAAAAAGAATATTCTGTTAACCTTAGGATTATGGGAAGATGATGGTGAGGGTGGTTATGTATTAAAGTCTATTCACAGCGCAGAGGGGCTAGCTGGGCTAGGGGAGGCGCTGGATGCAATTGGAACAGTCGTGGGCACTGGAGCCGCTATATATGACCAATATCAAATTGCTGCCGCTGAATGGGCTGCAATCGAAGACTGCGTAAATCAGGCAGCATTATTTTTTAAATCATTGGGGAATAATACAGGATTAAGCCCACAACAAATTCAACAAAAATTTGCTGCCGAGACCGCTCAAATTTTTGCTGCAAGATCTTTCATTGAAAGGGCAGATGCCGCGTTAACCAATATTGGACAAGTTTTACTTGATAGAAAATTAAATCCAGATCTAGAACCCATAATCATAGAACCCACCTTATCCGCTTTCGGAAAATTTATCGCTCCCCCAGTTCCAACAGATCCTGTTTTCCGACTGGTGTTTGGCCCTCCTAAATCTAAAAAAGGTCAGTTTTTGTTGTCCGTGGATGGATTGTACTACGACTCCCAAAAAGGGGGGGTTCCTGATGTTGTAGGGTTTGTTCCGCCTGAAGATTACTACAAGTTTGATTTCCCTGCGAATTTGGGTGGTAAAGGGGAGATGATTTCTTTAAAGAAGTTAGAAACTTATATAGACACCATTTTTGATCCAGAAGTAATAGATGAGAGCAAGGATATTCAACAGCATTACGCGGCAGATCACTTTTTGAATGTACTAGAGGGGCAGAGGGATAAACATTTATATGATTTGTCTGCAATGATTCAAAAAGCAAAGGTTCAAGAAAGTCTGACCGATGATTCAGCCATCATAGTAAATATGAAACAAAGTATCTACTCCGTGATGGCTCAACATCAGTCTAAAATAAATAGACGAAAAAAACAAATTGAAATCGCCATAAAATCTCCATATTTAGCAGGCACCACTCCCGCGTTCGGGCTAGGAGAAGTTCCAATTAATGATTTTGGGCATTTACGAGATTTGAATGTTTCTGTTGCATTTGAAAAGCAAAAGAAACTAATGTTCAAGCAAGGGGAAGTTTCCGGCGTTGTGCTTCCCATACAACCAAGATTCGTAAAAGCTGCGGAGGCTAGAGCAGCCCCTGCTTTAAATTCTTTGATAATTCCTCCTGTCGGAAAAGGTGGAATCATATACGATAATGACTCAACAGCTACTGAGCCTACAATATTGTCACTAACAGATAAAGTGGTAGATGATGGATTGTTTGCAATATATAATTTCCTCGAAGGGGAAGTTGTGTCCCCCGGATCCACTAAATATACAGTGTTGAATTGCAACTCCACCAATAACTACAATAATGCTCAGTTGGTTGCGCTATCACCAAGTTCAGTATTCAGACGAGGATTAGGTATTCCATTTTTAAATGGAATAGTAAAGCTTTCCAACAGCAATTCTCAAATAAATTCATTAGGAAGTTTTGTTAGACTTCCAGACACGAATGAGTTTAGAGATTATACCTACAAGCAAAAAGGGTTTACTTTTGAAACTTGGGTACATGCATCTGGCATAACCACTTCGTTATCTGATGGGGACCCTGATTCGGCATACGGTGTCTCCTGTTTGCATAGACTATTACTTGCTTGTGAAAATACAGGTGGATTAGTCCCAGAGGTTTTGGAAAACCCTGACCAAGCAGAACAATCATTTTCTTCCGACATAGTTAGGGGACTAGTGATGGGTTTTACTAGAGACAGGCAAATAAGTAGAGGTTTTGAACCAATTGAATCGACCAATGAGGCCGCACAGTCAGTATTTTTCATAGCCCCTACACGATCAGTCAATGGCTCTGATGTAGGATTTATAAATAGATCTAGTGTGGAGGAATGTGCTAGTGGGTACGGGTCACTAGCGTTTTCAGTTCCTTTATCCACTAGTGTTCCAAATACTACGAAAAGACTAAGAGATGTATCGGGTCAATTTATGTACTACTCACTAGCGATTGACCCAGAAAATGACCAAATTAGGCTTTGTGTAGATGGGGAATTAGTGTCTGTGGCTTCTCTATCTTATAGTTTTGGAATTCCTGCTGGTCAATCTTTGAGGGTTCCAAGTTTTAGAGCCGCAAACAGTTTTGAATATTCTACATCAAGCACGGGAAATTCTTCGTTCTCAACGGGGCCAAAATTAAATGAATTGTTTACCCCTTGGATCTTGGGTGGGGGGTATACGGATGGATACAGGGCGCAAAATTCAGGATTCATGGGGCAAAAGCATGGTCTTAAGAGTGGCCTAAATGGATATTTAGGTAGCACAAAATTCTATTCACGACCATTGTCTTCATCTGAATCCAAACAAAATTACGATGCACAGAAAGGGTTCTTTAAGAACATTGATTTATCATGACTCTTAATTACTACGGAACTAGATTAGCAAAACCTGTATCCAAAGATATCCAATCGGAATCAAAAAAAACATACGGGTTAAACTTTCCTTTTGGAAAAAATCCAAAAAGAGGTTTTTTTGCCAAGGAGGCGGGACAAGCATTGATCAAATCTAATTTGACTCAGTTGCTAAATACCTTTCCCGGTGAACGAGTAATGCTCCCTAATTTTGGTCTTGATCTTAGGAAATACTTGTTTGAACCCTTGGACTCTATTACATTTTCGGAAATAAAAGATGAAATTTTATTTACTTTAAATAAGTATGCTCCTTATGTGCAAGTTGTAGGTCTTCGCGTCAGTGAATCGTCCGAACTAAATTATACTGGAATCCCCGGCATCGTAATTCAATTAACAGTCAAATTACGCGATGACGAGAATCAAACATTTGATGTTACGGTTAAAGTTGGAGAATAATTATGGCATTTAATGGAAGAGTAGAATCAGATTTTTTAAAGCTTGCACAATTTGACGCTCTGGCAAAACCAGAAATTATCGATTATGCAGCTACGGACTTTGATTCATTAAGAAGAGCTTTGATTGCATATATCCAAGCAGCATACCCTCTTGATTATCAAAACTTCATAGAATCAGATTTGGGGGTAATGTTGATAGAGTTGGTCGCGTACATGGGTGCGGTCATGTCCATGAAGGCCGATATGTTGGCGAATGAAAACTATTTGAGCACTGCTAGAAATAGAATCAATGTTGGTAAAATTTTAGAATTATTAGGCATCAAATTAAAAGGCCCTATATCATCCGCCTGCAATGCCAAAATTACATTAGATTCTTCTGGGGTAGGTGGCCTTACCATACCTATAGGGTCAAGAGTAGTAACTATAAATTCTCCAGAAGATGGCAATCCCGTCACATTTACTTTGTACAAAACAAGCAATGGTCAAATATCAGATGCCACTAGTGATGGTTCAATATCCTTAGAAAACTCAGAATCTAATGGGGCCTTGGGATTAGTTTGGGAAAATTTGGTTTTGTTAGAGGGTGCCTTAGTTTCTGAAGCAGGCACGGTGGAAACAACAGATGTATCAAAAACCATAGTATTAAATGCTAGCCCTGTTGTAGAAAAAAGTGTTTCAATATTTTTGACTCCTCCAAATTCTACTGGGCAAGCGTGGAATGAAATAGACAGTCTATTCTTTACTTCAGGGTCTACAGATCAAGTTTTCGAAGTCATAAAAACTGAAAATTACGGGGCCACGCTTTTATTCGGGGATGGTATTTCTGGAAAGCCTGTGGCGACAAATACCGATTATTTCATAACATATAGGGTTGGTGGTGGAAGTAGAGGAAATATTCTTTCCGATGTAATAAATGTCCCTATCAGTGGAGAAGATGACGATTCAAACGCTAAATCAGGAATATTAGAAAACACTTCAGTAGCCGTGGGGGGTAGGGATGCGGAGGATGTTGAAAAAGCCAAAAGATATGCTCCATTGGTTTTCAGATCTCAAAACAGATTGGTAACGATAAATGACTATTCTAATTTTGCAAATCAATATGCAAATTCTGTAGGTGCAACAGGAAAGGCGCGTGCTATAGTGCGGGACGCATACAGTTCAGCAAACATAATCGATATTTATCTATTACAAGTAGCTTCTAATATTCAGTTGCAACAGGCGACTGTAGAATATAAAAAACAGTTATTAGAGGCAATACAAGATAAGAAAATGATCACCGACGAAGTTGTAATCGTAGACGGTGTTGTAAGAACTTTGGATTTAGTCATGACAGTTCGTATTGATAAGTACTTGTTGCCTAGAGAAGAGCAGATAAAGGCAAAAGTTAGAGATAGATTGTTAAGATTCTTCAATGTAGATAATTTTGATTTTGGAAAACCCCTAAACATCTCTGAATTAAATAGAGCCGTGTTTACTTTGCCTGAAGTGAGGTATGCTACAGTAGATAATCTAGACTCTGATGTTGTCGTTGATTTTAATGAGATTATCCAACTAAACAATTTTACAATTAACATAGTAGGTGTTTGATGAACAGTATTAATTTCATAACCGGACAAGACAAAAAGTATTATCGGAGAAACTATGTAGATGTTCTAGAGTTACTTACTCCTACAGTTTACAAAGAAGCTGATATTACTACTTCTGGGTATGAAGTTTCTATTTATGATAAAGTAATAAAATCCCACATTAATGTAGCTAATTACTTTAATAGTATTTTCAATGTTTCCGGCACAACAGAGGGGTCTTCCTTTGGGTCACTATCAGGAGCATCCCAGTATTTCATAAAACAAAATAGATTAACTGAAATCACTCCATACGATTTTGAATCTAGGATTCTATACCCTTCACAACAGTCATTAAAAAATTACGAAAATAGTTCGTTATTTTCTGAGTTTTTAGAATCAACCTTACTCCCATCGATAAGGCTAAATTCGCCAACCGAGCTTTTTGATCTTGATTCTGCGGCAGACGCACATGATTATTTGATAAATGAATTATCTTGGTTGTACATATTAAATAAACAATATGATTCTAATTTAGTTTATCAACCATCTGCAACAGTAAAAAATTTATTTTTAGAAAAAACATACAACGGAAAACCAATAATGTTGTCTGATGCCATGAAGGCATTGAACACTTTCTTGTGGTATAATTATAATGTATGTTCTTTGTTCCAACGATTAGAATTAGTTCCAAGCGAGTTCCTTAGCGGAACTGGGAAATATACAAGTGGAACTCAGCAATTAGATAAATTAAACACCATAACAGAAATCCTATACTCGCCATTACGGTCAGATGATAAAGATACAATTATAAAAGAGTATTTTGATTATTACCAGTCCACCTCAGAGCATGCAATAAATACTGAAAAAGCGGGGCCTTTCCATAAATTCCTAAAGAGCATAGCTTGGGGTATTTATGATGTAAATGATCAGGTAGAAAATTTAAACCTACTTTACGATATCAATAGATGTCCTGAAGAATTACTTCCTCTTTTAGCTTATACCATTGGTTGGAGTTTGTACGGAAACAATCCTTCGAAATGGAGGCAGCAGGTTAAAAATGCTGTCCAAATTTATAAATCTGTAGGAACCAAGCGGGGGCTTAATTTAGCCTTAAATTCTGTTTTTGGTCAAACTTCATTAGATCTTAGTGCATCAATACAAGAGTTATACGAATCATATATTCCAAATCTACTTTACTACTGCATAGCCACGGATTCCCCTCTTGTTAGTAGCTTTGAGAGTTGGACACCCCAGTTGGCTGGAGAGTTGGGTATTCGGCATCATACTTTGAAAAGTATGGATACCAACATAAGATACATAGTTGATAGCATACTAGAAGATGCAGTACGGCTTTTCCCCAATCACTTTTACATAAGCCCAAATCTTAGATTCAATTTAGAAGATCCTGATTTTGTTTTCTCTTACAGGGATGTTCCTAATAATAAAATACCTCCTTGGGAGTTGGAAAAGTATTACAGATACTGCAAGATAAGTGATGCTTTGTTGAGTTACTTTGAGGAGCGTCTAGTTTGTTTGGCAGTTAGTAGATCTGTGGCAGAACAAACTATAAATTACATTAGAGACAATACCATAGAGAATGTAACTAATATTGGTCTAAAAAATAACTTCCTATTCTTTACATTAAGCCCTCAATATCCTCCAAATTATACTCATATTCTTTCCAACTTTGATAAACAAAAAACAAAGATACTGCCTATTTGGAATGGTAAATCATCAACATTTAATTTAAGTCTAGAATCGAGTTCATTTGAATTTGATAAATATTCATTCTTGATAGGAAGCTCTGAAGGGTTAAAAGCCGTACTAAAAACGGTAATAGATTACAGCCCCGCGCACGCGATACCCGACATCGATCTAGGACTTTCTACGGAAGATGAAATGTTCTTCCTAGAATCTTTCGAACAAGCAAATACTTATTCCCTCTTTGATTTAGTAACCGCATCATCTGTTTTAGCTGGATTTAATAATGTTGGATTGCAGATGAGTAGTTTGGGTAGAATTTTTAAAAGAGAAGATGTAGATTCTCTTACCGACACTGTATTTACTACGGGATCATCTTTTTCGAATTTACATAGAAATACTTTAAGGAGAAGAAACTACAGAAATAACCTACCCAAAGATGGGTGGTTTACACGAAGTGGGTTTAATATGCCCCCTCATCATGTGGTAGATAAAAATACCATATCTTATTCTACAAGAGGTGAGTGCGATCCAATAATTGCATTAATACATAAAAAGATTGAAGAGAAAGCATATGCAGATGCATCAGCTAGCCTGCAAATAGAATCATTTGCATCTGCTTATTCTGCGTCAGGAGACTACATGAATTTAGTGGTTAGTTTAGCTAACACTAGTGCAGGACCAAATTCTGCTGATGAATTTTTTGATTTTGAATTTGGAAGGGGGCTGCACAAGCTATATTTGATATACGATAAAGTCTTTGGGCTGCATACTCTTAGCTGGAATTCCGACAGAAACGATGGTGGATTTAACATATTCGCACAAACTTTTGGAACAGCTTTATTTAACGGAAATTTCGAAATAAATGGTGCCACATTTGAAACATATCCCCAGTTAATTACATCCAGTTTTGATTCAGAAGTAAGGTTGGGGAACGGGGATGGTTCTGGGGTATTTAGTAATTTAGGCACGGCTTCTGGTACGGTTATTGCTAATTCTCCATCTGATTATTACTTAAACAGATTTGAATTTAGGAATGCTTCCTTGGTTAGTGGTGTGGAACTAATAATTCCATCGGGCGCAGGAAACGGGACTTATTTCTCGCTATTTGACATAGACCCAATAAACCAAAGAGAAGACACCGACAATTACGCCATCGATAATAGAATCATAAAAATGGCAGTAGGACAATCTAACGGATTACCTAGAATTAGGTTTAACCTATCCGCGTATGACAACCCCCCAAGCAAGTTAATTCCTGAGCATGAATTTAAATTACAAATTCCATTCTTTGTTGGTCAAACCACGGGCCTCAAATATGGAGGAGGATCTTTAAAAGTTTGGATTCATACCGATGTAGAAAACGGATATGTTTGGTCTTGGACTCCACAGAATCAATGGAAAATAACCGCTGTTAGTTCATTAACTACAACGCAAGGTTTAAATAAAATTCGTAATGAGCTAGCACACAATTTTGATTACCAACAAGAAACCCCACCTTCGTCGGTAGTTGCTTGTTATTACGCTCAGGAATCTGGGCAAGTTAATAATTATTCTTTAGAAAATTTAACTGAGTCTTCATTTAAAATAGCAGAAATTAATTTTAACACTAATAATCCCCCTATTTGTATTCCGAACTATTATTATTCTAACGGGACACAAGTGCATAGATTAAATCAAAACTACATAATTGAAATTTTCATGGATCAAAATCCAGAACGCTATATCTTAATAGATAAAGTTAATTTGGTAGATTCTACTTTACACGAGTATGCTTCTGGGTATACCGAGGAAGAGATTCAAGATTTATTTAGATTCTTTAAGAGTTTGGCTTTAAATCTAGCTTCTAGAGTTTCTTCAACAACTAGTGGTACTTTTGAGGCACAAGGTGGAAGTCGAATGGAATATAGATATCACCCTGAGTTTGGAACTTTTACCAAAGCTGCGGGTGGACAATTTACAAGTATAGATATATTAAGATGATACGCGGAAGATTAGAATTATACAGAGAATCAGATTGTGGGCAGGAGGAGCTAGTATACTCTGAAGACAATATGATTGTAGATGGTGCAGGGGAAACGATTGCTTTTATGTTGACCATTCCTCCTGACGGGTATTCAACGGCTCCTGCAATTTACGATGCGTCAAATTTTTCAATTAGATCTTTATCTTTTGGCAAAGATCCTAGAGCTTATTTAGAAAATCTCCACGCATCTGCTGGGATACCTGCGGTTGGTAGGGAACGGGCTGGGTATGTTCTTTCGTCTGCATATTGGGGGGAAGTTGTTACTTCCACAACATCTGGATATAATGCTAACCCATATTTGCCGGAAGCCCCCTCTCCAATTGATACTAATTTAATTAAATTCTCTCAAGGGTTCTTTTCAACATCGGATTTACAGTACCCACATATGTTGGAGGGGCAAAATATTAATTTGGTTCCTTTTTATGGGTCGTTGCCTTCATCTTTATTTGGTGTGAATGTCTCTAGTTTACCTTTATCTTCTGTGCTTGCAATTGGATCCTATGCTTACGGACCATCAAGTGTCACAGATACAACATCATCTTTAGAAATTCAATATAGATACAATAACGGAACACCTTCCGGCATTTTAGTGGCATCCTCTATAATTTCTGCAACTGCTCTTAGTGCTACTTATAATTCATATGCTAGAAAAGTTATGGATCCTAGAGGATTCATACGAAGATCTCTTTCAGATAATACTGTTGCACAGCAACCAAATTCAGTAATGCTTTCAACAGTAAATTTATCTAGCAACTGTGAAATTAAAGTTAGACATTCAATAAGAAAAGAAAACGCAGCATTCATAGACCTTTATGGGGGTATTACTTCAATGGGTGTGTGGGTATATGATTTAGAAAGAATGCTTGAAAATAATTATGTTCCTCCGTATAACTTTTTTTCTACTTATGTTTTAACAGCCCCTACTGACATAGATTTACCCGCCTCTGTTATTGATATTACAGGAAACATAAAATATAAATTATTTGCTAAAAAAGTATTTCAAACAAATATACTTAAATCTTCAGATTCTGGATCAAGTGCTGGAATTAGTAACTACCAAAATTTAACCATTAGTTGGACATTATATTTTATATAATTTAAAAGAAATGAAGTATATATTAATAGTATGAAAAATCAAGACACTTATTCCCCAAATGGGTACTTAGAAATATATAAACTTTATCCCTCAGGAAAGGAGGAAATGGTATTTTCAGAAAAAAATACAATTACTTCCGGTATGGGGATAGGGTTATCTCGAATGTTTTCTGCGTCTGCAAATCAGCCAATTACTGATTTTCAAATAAGATTTTTTCAAGTAGGATATGAAAGCCCAGACTACTCTGTCTCCACAAATAAATTAAGTAGTGCCTTAGAGATAAATGACTACGGGGCTTCACCAGATGTCATCACCTCAACTTTAAATCAATACGCAGGCACAACCCTATTAACAAATAAGGCTTTTGTAGAAATTCCATTTAATTTAATAAAAAGAGTAAATAAGAATAGCGTTCAATTTTCTTTATTTTTAGGACAAAATACCGCGAATGATTTGCCTACTACATTGAAAGAAATCGGGCTATTTATGAAAAATCCATTGCAGTTAAGCCCGATTGCTCCAATTCTTGTAGCGTATAAAACTTTCCCGGAAATAGACAAAACCTCTGAATTCTCATTAATATTCAGATGGACTTTAACTTTCTAAGGTTGAATTATGCCGTCAGTATCAAACGATTTATATTTAGCTAGTGGCAATGTGGGAATCTTAAATTCTTGGACTCCTACTGTAACCAAGTTTGATAGTTCTACTTTTTATAATTGGGAACAAGATAATGAACCTATTTATGACTTAGAAGAAAGAACTGAATATTTGTGGGAACGGGTTGGATACCCAATAGCAAATGGGTTTTCTGGCATTCCCGGCAAGGCATTTGCTGTTTCCGCTGATGCTCCTTTCGCGGGAGAATCTAGTGGCGTTATATTTAAAAGTTTAAGTGCCGTAATAAATGTTCTACCTAATCCAATCACTTACCCCATTATTATTGAAGTAGCTAGTTGGGGCAATCTAGGTGAATTATGTTTAAAAAATGTAAAGGTAGATAAAGGTTGCAATGGGGCAGGGCTAGAGATTGTAAATATTAATCACGGAAGAAATTATAAGTTTGATGCCCCCATTATTTATGATTCAGGAAATGATCGGCATCAAGGCGCAACTTATCATTTAACCAGAATTAGAAATGCTCAATCATTTATTACGAGCGCAGTTATAACTAGTTCAACTGATGGCCCAGACCCTAGAAGTAATTATAATAATAGAGCATATAGTATTCGTGTTGCTTATGGAACTGCCGCAGTTGGCAACAATGCATCTTATTTAGATGTTCGTGTAGATGGGTCAGCATACCATGGAAGTGGTGTTATTTTTAGGGGAAGTTTAAACAGCACACTTAATGGTGCTGGCGGTGTATACACTAGTTTACGGGAACCAGCAATATCAACATTTGATGTGTCTACAGTGGATTCTGATACCACCACAATTTTAAGTAGAGAGGCTAAAACCACTGGGGACTATCATCAAATTTTCTACTACGGAAATTACTTAAAAAATATAAAGGTAGAAAACTGTACAGGTCCAATTTACATAAGAAATTTCTGTGTTGACGGTGGATCTGATGATCGAGCAGGCACAGTAACACAAACTGAAGATTACGGATTTGAAATAACAAACTCTGATGTGGTTTTGGAAAATAGTTTTGCTTTGCGTTGTAAAAAGGCTGGTTTTAAATTCCAAAATTCAAATATTGCAATTCGTAGAGGAATATTAGCATATAGAAATTATGAAGTTAGCAACGGAGGTCTAGGAAGATATACCGACAAAAAATCTTATGGAATACTCGCAGAAAATAGTGTTCTTGACATTCAACCAACTTCATTTGATTCAGGGCTAAGTTCCGTTGATGGTGTAGATATAGCCTTCCAAACTTCTTACAATGCTGTGGGGCTATCTCTAATTAATTCTAAACTTAAAGGGGGGACTGCTGCTAGTGGGCCGACTTTGATAAACAAAGAAGCCACCGTAGTTCATTCATTCTTTAATACTTCTTGTGGTATAGAATTGATAAATTCGGAATATGACCATAATGGAATTACCGAAGTATTTAACAATTACACAGGAATGGAAGCAATCAATTCCAATGTTAAACTGCCAATGTTTGTATGCGAGTTTAATAAAAATTATGGTTTAAAATCAGACGGGTCTGTGTTTGTCTTAAATCCAAAACTAGTTAAAGTAACTGCAAACTCTGTGTATTCAAACACGGCTTTTGGTAACTACACACAATTTACTTTGTTTAAAAATGGACAAAATCTATACGCAAATAACTCATTAATTACATTCCCAGAAGAAAATTCGATACCGGACAAATTTGGCATATTTACAGCAACCCAACCTATTTTAGTTAATAGAATATCAACTACTGTCCCATCTATAAATATTAATAATTCAACAGTTAAACTTGCCCACGCAGTCATAACTAGTCACCAAAACAACTTTTTCAATACAAATGCTGTGTTTGGCGCATGCATTCATGCGGACAATAATTCAAATGTAAAGATACAAGGATCCAAATCAGGCCCAAATATTTTATTGGGATATGGATCAGACACTGTTGGAAATGTAGCTGCTGTACATGTTAATAAAAATTCTTCAATTGAATTTAACGGACCTACATTAATAGGTGAGGCCGGAGTCGATGTTTTAGCAGAGAATAATTCTGTTGTTAAATTTGCTCCGCATACAAATTCAAACGGCAACCTAGATGTTTCTGGTTGGAATCTAGTAGATAATAAAAATCATACAAAAGTTGAGTTGCATGCAATTAGAGCTTGTTTAATTGCGGATAATAAATCTCAAATAATCATGGAACATTTAGGTGATTTCCATGATACATGGGGAGCATACTCAAGTAGTGTAGATTATAATTTCGAAAATGCTTTGGCTACTTCTGCATACACATCCAAGGGGTATATGCAGTTCTTCACTAACGGACAATACAATGAGGCTATTCAAGCTAGTGCAGGGAGATATAACTTACCCGCCATTTCTTACAACACCACTGACGGATACTTCCTTGTAGACCCATACAGCACCAACCCAACCACAAATGCCGAAGAGCATCTCAAGTACTCTACCGGAGGTATGTGTGTCAGAGCACTTCACGGGAGTGATGTAAAAGTATTTAATGTACATTTCCCCGCAGGCTGGGCACAAGCTGATGGGATTTATTATGATGCTTCTGCGACAAATTGCGAAATGTTGCGTATATGGAACATTTGTGATGATTCCACATTTGAAGCTGCTTATTGTTCTGTAAGTAGCCTATACCCTTCACTTGCAGGATATCGTGGGCCTTCTGCTGTTTGGTTGTCAGGAACAGGACAAACTGCAAATACTTACCCAAGCTCAACACCGGATACAGGAACTTTGGCTACTTTAGATTACTATGGAGCTTCTGGGGCCAATACTGGAACTAATTATGGGCCATTTAGATTGTATTTCTCGCCAAATAGTAGAGCTAAGTTCTTGACTACATCAGCCTCCAATGGCGTGGATCAAGGCGTTCCGTATCAAGTTTTAGCACAAGGCTATAATCCCTCTGGGGCGTGTAGCGCAGTTGGGGCTTCTGCCGTATCAGGTCTGTATGCTGATATAACCTCCGCACAGTTCTATTTTGTTTCAGCCATGTTGGATCCAAGCTACTTTAACAGAATTAGACTTGATGAATCTGCTGCCAATACTTGGGCTAATGCCAAACATAATGGAATAGCAAAATCAGGAAGGTTTAAGTTGGTAACATTGTATAGAGCTACAGCATCAACTGAACCCGGATCCCAAGCGTTTACTGCAACTACTGCTAAGTATGGACAAGGGCTAAGATCTGCCGAAATATTTGATTTAAGGAGAAGTAACTAATGTCTGGTTTTTTGCCAAGTAACTATAAGTTTGTTGACCCTATTCGTTATTTTAAGGAAAACGATCCTTACTATTGGGAAGTAGATAATATCCCACTAAAACAATTACAAGAAAATTGCTTGTGGTTGAAGGATCAGTTACAATTAAATGTTATTTCAGAAGGGATAAACAGAGAAGATTTTAATGAATTAAAACCTTATGTAACTGGCTTCGATAATGTCCTGCGCGTGAAGGCAGGCAGATTTACAGCTAGGATAAACGATGCCTACAATAAATCCCCTATTCAAAAACTAGAACTTATTACGGGAACAGGTATAAATTCTTTACTTGGGGCAAGTATTGGTTCTACCTTTGCCCCATCTAGATACAAAACTTTAACGGGAGCTGAATATGCAACTACCTTATTTACAGCGTTGCAAGAGTACAGCACATCTGCATTTAACTTAAATGGATTGACTGAAAGGGTTTTATCTTGGCCTTACACAAACCCAAACAATATAGGGCCAACAGTAACCATCAGCAACAATACCCCAAGCTTCCCAGAAGGGCAATGGCCTGTATTGTCAGCTCGGTCATTCTTCAACCAAATATTGAGCACAGACAACTTGCAAGATTTATCAGTTGAGTTTTGCAGACAATTCAGAGGAGTGGCTAGAACCGCTGTAGTAGATGTTCCTGAAGAACTCACTCTTCAAATTCCTGAATTTGATGCTCAAGATTTTTTCGTATTGACTTCTGATGGTACACCTATTTACATCCCAGAAGGACAACTAGAATATCGAATTGATTTAGCTTTTATTTACAGTAAACCAATAGACACTTCTTCTAGTTATATTCAAGAATATACGGGGCAATTACCGAAAGAGATAACAAAACCAACTCTAGGTATTTTAAGAGGTGCTGGGGTTGGTTTAAAAGATAGAGAAAATGTAAATCAATCAACATCCCCATTCACAAATAATAGTTTGATCGCGGCTGATGGGAAATCTAGTATAATGGCCCATGCTGCGGATAAAGCAGTTATTACAAATGGATTCCAATCAGCACAAATAGACATTCATGGATCGTTCCCAAGCCCAGATGATTTGATGAATTTGGCTCCTGTGATTTCGGAGAAATTGTCCGACTCAGATCCAAGGTTGGTAGGTCAATCAATACTTCCTGTTGCGTATATTGTAGTTAGAAAAAATCCAACTTTTGCAGCGGGAGTCGCCGTTGTTAACGAATCAGATATTTTGGACATACGCCCATTCTTCCGTACAACTGAATTAACTTACAATGAACGCGCTGGTATCGCTGCTGCCATACCATCACCGTCTTTGGCTAATCCTGTTGCTACGAAATATGTAGTAGAAAATGCAGTTCAAAATATTAAGACTTATGTGGATTCTAATTTTGAACCCAAAATAATAAATCAACCAAGACGACCTTTAGTTTTAGCCGGGGGCATTATTCAAGGGGGATCTTTGTTTGGGGCTGAGGGGGTTTTGCTAGCATTAAATCCGGCTACGGATTTAGGATATGCTGTAACTCAATATCCGGGGTGGGATTTTGCTAAATGGTGGCAAGATCCTACCGTCCCCGCGAGAGGCGGCGGAACCGCCCCAAAAGGAACAAGAAGGGGGGATTGGTTAGACATATCCATAGCCGGGGCTTTTACGCAAGGGTCTACCGAATATGGGGCCACTTTAACTCCGCTGCAAGCGAGGTATAATGGCAATGATTTCGAAGGGTTTATTCGCTACAATGTAAAAGCTGCAATGTGCAGAAGAACGATAAGAATTCCAAAAAATACCATCCCCTCAGGCTATCAAAAAATTTCTTTAATTCCCTCTTACAGATATTGTGCTCCTCGGTCTACTATAGGACAAGATGATGATAGATCACATTTTCATCAATTTTGTGGGTTATACTCAGAAAGAAGAGAGACTGCAACCGATATAATTTTTATATTATATTCTATTACTAGTCACTCAAGCTATGCCCCGGGTAATTCGGATGTTGTGGCTTGGGCAGATGGTAGAGAGGGGGAAGGTTTAAATAACTATTATATTCATGCCGAAGGGATGAGACTAATGCCAGATTTTACGGGTGATGGATTACCCCCGGGGGAGTCTTCTATGTCATTCGGGGGCTGTACATACCCCACCGTTGAATTTACAATAGTTGGATACCCCTCTGGGTTTTATTCAGTAGATGGAAGAAATAATACCGCAGAAAACCCCGAATTAGTTATATCTTTAAATAATGCATGATGATTAAACATGGCAATAATCGATCCATTAGATCCGTGCTTATTGTTTTATCCGGGTGAATTGCCAGAGGATGTAACTAACTCTATTGATGGTGGAGTAATTACGGTTCCAAATGGAACTAAAGCTAACGCAGATCCAATTGACCCTGTGACTTGGGAGGAGCCTCCTGTGCCCCCACGACCCCCAATAGACCCGGGGGAGCCTACTGGACCCGGAGGTCCCGGAGACCCCGGTGGCCCCGGAGATGATGATGGCCCGGGGGATCCCGGTGGTCCTGATGGGCCGGGAGATCCAGAGGGTCCGGGTGGGCCAATAGATGATGGTGGGGATGATGACGGACCCCCAACAGTTATAAAATGGAAATGCGAAACAATTACCCACTATATTGACGGATTTGGTGGGACTGTAACCGTAGTTAGAAAAGTTTGTACTTCTACTACAGATGCTAACGCCCCATTCAACACATTATCGGAATGTGTAGCCGAATGTCAGTCTGTAACAGTATTAGATGAAGGGGAAACTCAAACACCAACAGAAACAGAACCAGAACCTCCGGGGGAAGGTGGAAATAACCCTGATGAAAATGATGATGGCCCGGGTGGGGAAATTATAATAACCCCCGGGGGGCCTCAAACTCCGATAGAACCAGAGGACCCGGATACTGAATATGATGAGGGGGAAATCACTTACTCCGCAGATGCTGTAGCTACATTACCAAATTATTTCCCTACAGTAGACACAACACAAACAACAGAATTTTTGGAGCAAGGCAACCAAACCACAATCTTTGCATCCTTGCAAGCTCCAACTATTAACTATTTAATCAGACAACCTCCCGTTGGATCAATCAAAGCGATTAATGAAAAATTAAAAAAACTTAATCCTAACAAAATAAAAGATTCAGTATCTAAAAATTTTGCTGATATTATTTATAATTTGGTTGAGCCTGATGGTCGAAGAGTGCCGGATTCTAGAATAAGCACTTCCTTGCAAATGTATTTATTACAAGGAAAAGCTCGAAAAATAAATACTAGTTATTTACTAAAACTACAAATAAGAGCAATTCTTGGACAAGCAACTACTACCACAAGATTTATAAATTACATTGATTCCAGATATTCTCCCAACCAAATAAATCCTTTAGTTAATCGTGTGTTGAATATGGGAAGATTGAACGCTACCAGAACAACGCAAAGGTCTATTACTCCAAATAGCCAAAGAGGAGTTGCTAGAGCATTACAAAGTGCTAAATCTTTGGATTATAGAAGGTATACCGACGCTAAATCAGAGCACTTGAAATTGTGGAACATTCTACCTGAAGATATTTATGCACGAATTACGGTTGCGGATCAAGATGGAAATACAAGTAGATTAAATGTTAAAAATGATTTATCCCTCCTAGCCACAGCTAGCGGAAGTCAACCAATTAGAGTTCCCATAAACAATTACTTATTTAATATTTATGTAGATACTGCATCAGGCACGGTAACTGTTCCCGCAGATTCTGAATTAGACAGAGCCGTAACTTTAAATAACAAAGTAGAGCAAGCGTGTTTGTTTGATTCGGGTGTGGAAAAAGAATATGTGTTAAAAGTAACATCTCCGTCTGATTTAAATATAGAATTGACTTATGATGTTTCTGCACCCCGTCCAAATCATTATGTCTTAATTTTAGATGCATCTACAATACAAGATGCGGAAGTTAAAAAATCTCCATTCGTTAGGACATCTCTTGCTAATTACAGATTGGAAACAAATGCATCTACGATTCAAGATGCGCTTAAATTTAGAATTTATCCATGGCAAGTAATGCCTGTGTATCATGACGATCCATTATTGGCGCATTTTACAACCAGTTCTACTTATCAAGTTGAATTTAATGACTTTAGTTTAGAGGAATTTGGTGATGATATAAGTGGACCAATATTCATAAGAAGAATACCAAAAGCTATTTTAGTATTACCTACGGACAGATATGATTATTTAATCTACAATGGGCAATCTCGCCTAGATGATTGGAATGTAAGATCATTAAATTTTGTTTTAAGTCCTGATCCTAACTATTATGATGTAGGACTTAGGTCTAGTTGGACTAAAATTAATTTAGCATATCCAAACACAGACATAGAAAATAATATTTCTGAACATGGAATATTTGCAACATACGAGACTTCAGTTCCAATAATAAATAATACTTATGTAAATCAAGTTGAACCCACTCGAACAGAAAATGGATTTAGGGTGGCGGTAAAAGTAGCATCTGGATTAAATGATGCTTATAATACTAATAATGGAATTCTATGGTCTGATGTTTATTCTAGGTTAACTGAACAACAATATAAGACTCATAAATTAAATATATCCGATAGAATGTTAGAAAAATTAAGAAAAGGGGAAAAGACTGGATCCCGGTTAGTTCATGATAAAGGTCAGTCCTTATTGACTAGATTAACTGGATTAAAACAAAATAAAACTAATCCATTCCCCATTTATTTAACTAGAGAATAAAATGCCTAAAATAATAACTGAAAATCAAGTAAATCAAACAGGGGGATATATCCCTGTTCCAACGGTAACAGGAACTGTTTTTTCTGGATTTACTACAGTAATGAATGGATTAAGTAGATATACTCATCCTGTACTAGGAGATTGCCAGCCTACAATACCTCCTCCATTTTTTTCAGTTAATGTAGGTGGTGTCCCTATTCATTATGGATCTGCCCCATTAAATTGTGGGGTTGCTAATGTCGGAATTGGGGAAGTTTATTGTTATGAAAGAGTGCCCGATTCTAGCTTACCTTTATTTTTTATACTATTCCCTATTGGTGGGGGTGGTTCAAATTATACTCCACCTTCCCTTGATACTGGAACTCCTCCATATTTGGGTGGAGGGGATGAGGATGATAATACGCAAGGGGGAGCGGATAACCCTAACTCTGATTATGCCCCAGTCATAAAATAAAAAATAATTAAAAAAATCTTATATTAAGCTTTTTTAGGTCTAAATAAGAATAGGGATGTATTCCCACAAAGGATTTAATATTATGAAACACTTAAATATCTCAGATGAAGCGATGAAGATAATTCTCGAAAACTCAGCTTGGGGCCAGTTTGGACTCAAGGTTGATGAAGCCAAGCAGCCAATAAATGAAGAAGCCGAAGAGGTTTCTGAAGAGGCTGACGAGCATGTTTGCCCTCTATGCCAATCACACCTCCAAGAGGCCATAAGTGATGAGGCTTTGATGGAGCATACCGCCAATGTCCTCGAAGCAGTTAATGCTGCTACCCTCAATGAGGAAGAGGAAGAGGAAGATGGCGAAAACCTCTCCGAGGAAGATGATGAAGATGAAGATGAGGATGAAGATGAGGATGAAGACCTCGAAGAAGGTAAAATGCCACCTCAGCTAATGAAAGCAATGAAAAAGAAAAAAGGCATGATGAAGAAGTGAGTCTAAACTCACATCTATTAAACTTGCTGTTAGCAAGAAAGGTGTAACTATGGATTCACTAAATCGTATATTTAATTCAATTAACGAAGCTAAAAAGGCCAAAGCTAAATCTAAAAAAGGAATGGTAGGCGAAACACCAAAAGGTGCGGCCAATCGGTACGACCATGATTCTTTTGGGATGAAGGCTGAATCTTCCCACATGGGCAAGAAAAAGAAGTTAATTGGTAAGCAGGGTAGGTTAGACAGAAACAAAAACGGAAGATTGGATGCACAAGACTTTAGAATGTTGCGTGGAGAATCTTCCGAAATTGTAGCTGTTCTATCTATCCTAAAAGAAGCCTATCAAGATGAGCTTATTTCGGAAGAGGCATTCTTAGCTATAGCTGACCCAATCATGCGTTCATTGATGGAGGTAACTTTTCCCGATACATTTGAAAAGGAAGCCCTAGATGATGCAGAAGAGGAAGATGCAAAAGCTAAATCTAATGGTCCAAAAAGAGTAAAGAAGGGTCCAAAACCCAAACCACCTTCAGGCACTGCGGGAGATCGTAGAAAAGAAAGACACGCAGACGCTTCCGATAAAAGATCAATGAACCCCGGTAAATGAGGATAATTAAATGACGAAACAATTTTCTATTGGTGATTTTGCAATGTCACTCATTGAACAAAATAAAGATGAGTACAAGAAAAGTGTCTCTAATGGATTACCTGTTTCAGTAGCTCCAGATCCTCACGCGCCTGACTTTTCCAAGATACGGGTAGACGAAGATACAGTTACAGATATTTTTGCTAAATCCTTTGGTATCAAGAAGAAGGCTGTTGAAAAGAAGCCTGTGGTGGAAAAGCGGGTGCCTACGCGAGTGGTCAGAGAAAACAAAAAATCTCCTGAACAACTGATAGCTGAATTTGAACAAGTTTTAGTTCAAGCTAGAGGATTGATTCAGGAGATGACCACTTGTGGAATGCTTGGCGTTAATATGGCTGGGCCAACAAAAAAGAAAAAATTAAAGAAGAAGTGGAAGTATTGATATGAGAATTATTAATTTATTACGAGAATCTCGATTTGGGGGAGGAAGAGGTTCAGATACAGGAAGACAATTATTCTCTTCCAAGGAAGGTACTTCCCGTCAAAAAGTAAAATCAACAAAAGGAAGAGTAAGAGTTTTTAAATCAATATCAAAAGCTTTAGGAGCTTTGGATTATGGATCCATTTTTTCAACTGTAGCTAGTGACAGGCTTTATGTCGTTACTCGTCCTACTTGGGGTGAAAAAAGTAGAGAACATGGGAACAAAGTAGCAAAGGGATTTGCAGCAGGCACCGCATTTTCACAGATAAAAGGCTACGCAGCTAGAACAATAAAAAAACATGGTAAGAGCAATGCTGCAAAATTTAAAAAATACAAGGAACACAATTAATGTCTTTCTTAGATAATATACTTAATAGAGTTCGTTCTGGTGCCATTAGAATGGCACAGAGGACTCATCGTCCCCGCACGGAGCCTCCCACTCCAGCTTATCAAGCTGTTTCAGCAAGATTAAAAAAAGAAAACCCTATTGCATTTAAAGATTCAGAATTGAAAGATAAAGGATACGCTGGACTTTCTAATTTAGAAAAAATAAAAATGCGAGATAAAATAAGAAAACAAGGAGATGAAGTGTTTTCTTCTGGTTCTAGCACTGGAAAAGAAATGTTAGATGCTTTGCGTAGAGGAACTGCCGCATCAAGAGAAACACAAGGTATCACATATGGTGATAGGGACGCTGACATTTTAAAAGCTAGAAAAAAAAGACTAAACAGGAAACAAGCTCTTGCACGGGGTAAGGGGGGTGGATCTGATTCCATTCCGGGGGAGGATGATGACTTTGGGGCAGGAGTAGATGATTCAACTTATTACGGCAGCATAGCAAAATTAATTAGAGAATCTTTCCAATTAAACGAAAAGAAGCTATGTGCTAGAGGTAAGTCCGCTGCAAAGAGCAAGTTTGCAGTTTACCCCTCTGCATATGCAAACATGTATGCATCCGCTGTTTGTTCAGGTAAAGTAAAACCCGGTGGAAAGAAAAAATGATCAACGAAGACTTAAGAAAATGGGTTGCCGAAAAATGGGTTGATATCGGAGCACCAAAAAAAGGTGGGGGATTCAAACCATGTGGCAGGCAAGAGGGGGAAAAACGCAAGGGATACCCCAAGTGCGTTCCTCTTGCAAAAGCCCATTCCATGTCTAAGGGCCAAAGAAGATCAGCAGTTAAAAGAAAAAGATCAGCCGGAAACGCTGGTCCCAAACCTACCAATGTTTCTACCTTTGCTAGAAAGAACGAGTCCATGAACACCTACGAGCATGTAATAAACCTTATAAACGAAGTCCATGTAAAAAAGGCAGGGAGACAAGAGCTTGCTGCTTATAAGGCAAGAAAAAGGGCAGAGGGTACTCCTGCTGAATCAGCAACAAGACTTGCACATGGCGCGGCTATGAAAAAAACAGCAGAAGCCAAGAAAAAAAGAGCAGAGAGATTGGCTAGGAAGGGTATGACCCCCCAAGATGCAGAAGCAAAGGGTGTTAAAGAAAGATACGAGAAAAAAATAGTTCCCAAGACTCCTGACAATGTTGAAGACTCTATTCAAAGAATAGGTAATCTTATAACAGAAGTAGCAGCATGGCAAAGAAAAGAAGGAAAGAACCCTTCTGGTGGTCTAAATAAAAAGGGGATAGCTTCTTACCGTGCGGCTAATCCCGGATCAAAACTCTCTATGGCTGTGACTACCAAGCCATCAAAACTTAAAAAAGGTTCAAAGGCTGCTAATAGAAGAAAATCATTCTGCGCTCGGATGGGTGGGATGAAAAAGAGCAGAACATCCGCAAAGACTGCTAACGACCCTGATAGCAGAATAAACAAAGCATTAAGAAAGTGGAATTGCTAATATGAACTACATTCAAAGAATATATGATTTACTAGTTGAAGCTCAAATTAATGAAGCAAAAACAACTTTTTTATCACCTAAAACACAGGCTGCTGGTGTAAAGATGATGCGGTCAGGTGGGCAAAAAAAAGCACAAAAGTTTTTGCATAAAGCCGCTAGTAAGGCCGGAACAAGTTTAATGCCGAAAAATCCCACCCCCGCACAGAGGGCAGGAAAACCCGGTAGTGCCCCACAAAATAAAGGAGGCAAACCCTCCGACACTATGCGGAAGCCAAGCTATTGATTTTTAGGAATTTAATATGAACTACATTCAAAGAATATATGATTTACTAGTTGAAGGTATGTATGGCACAGATGATTTAGGTGATATTTCCGTAAAAGGAGATAATTATTCATATAGATTTCCTAAACAACAACCATCAAGAAATCGAGCAAGAGCTAGAATGGGTGCGGCAACACTTCGCACTAGAGATGATCCAACCGATCAAAGACATACAATTACTCATACATCACCACAATATGGAATTGGATCAGCACCAAAAATAGGAGAAATTTCCCGTGGGAGTACCTTATCTTTAGATAATACTACTTATGATCTTAAGCAAAGTCCAGTTGGAGCAGAGGTATATGGGCATTCTGGTACATACAGGGCAGGGCAACAACCAATCCCAGTGCATAGAAACGCAATGGCAGCAGCAGCAAGAGGTGCTCGGGCACAAGCGCAAATGAACTTAAGAGCTGCTGGTAAGTTAGTTCCTCACCCTACATCTCCTAAAAATTTAGTTACTCCAAGTGTATACGATAGAATTATGTCTCGAAACAGAAAGTAATAATATGAATCTATTAACGGACTTCTTTACATCAGACTCAGTACGAGTAATCAACGAATCTAAATCAGGTAATGGTTTGGTTCGTGTAGCAGGCATCTTCGGTAGAGCCGATGAGTTTAATAATAACAATCGTCGCTAC